CCCCGATACCCGTGCTCTTCGTTACCCAACCCACCGGGCAGGTCATGTTCATGGTAGGGGTAGAACTCCGAGTGTACGTGGCCGAACTTGCCAAGCTGGGCAAACAGGTCCGCGCTCATTTCGGGGGCTGGCTCGTTAATCTCAACGGTCTCTTCCTGAGCCGCCAGCATCTCTTTGGCTGCATCGGGGTCCGCAGGTTCTTGTAAGGGCTCAGGTATGAAGTGGCCTTCCCCCTCCGCGTGCTCGTGGAAGGCGAAGTCATCGGCGTGCACGGGCTGGCCGTCCACATGTTTGTGCTTCTTGACCGTCTTCGGTGCGGGTGGCGGGTCAACCACGGGTGCGTCTTTGGGTACAAACTTCTTGTTACACTTGTGGCACGTCGCATCCAGCACTTGCTTGGCCGGGATACGCAGGGTCAGGCCATCGCACTTGCATATCCAGGCGTTAGTCTTCACCGGCTTGGCCGTACTGGGTTTCACCAGTCGGAACAGGCTGAACGCAGCCACGTCCGGCTTGAACTCCTTCTCGATACGCTTTTTGAATTCTTCGGTCGGGGTGGTATAGGCATACCCTTTTGAGTCGAAGGGCTTGGCCACCACCAAGTCAGCCAGTTCTGCTTGCTCTTTGAACGTCTTGTTATGGCGTCCACCCGTGGACACATCCTTCAGGCCGAGTGAGTGGTTCCATAAGTGCACCACTTCATGCCGAGCGGTGGTGATGATGTCGACCGGGTCAGAGTTCAGTTTCTCAGCACAGAAGGTAATCTCATGTACTAACCCACCCTCCCGAGTTGACCACTGGTCAGGGCTGAACCATCCGGCACAGCCAGACTTTCGGCCCCTGGTCTGGATGACGGGGATTATATGAAACGGGATATCTGCTATGTCCTGGGCCACCCAGTTGACTGCCCGTTCCAGTTCAGCCAGGGCCGGTTGCAGGGACTCCACTTGTTTGATTGCCATGTCTTCTCCTCTAAGTTCTTACGGATAGGGATTCCTGTTGATAGATACGAATGCCGGGGATGTCTCGCTCTCCTCCCCGGACAGCCAGGTTAATCACCCCCTCATCGAGCATGAGATACTTACGGGGTACCAGGGCCTCATCCGTTACTTCAAAGGTCCAGGTCTTTTTCATGGATGTGCTACCCGTGTCCCCTCGAATCAAACGGGACGCTACCACTGGCAGGTCTTCAGGTAGGTCATCGAAACCCTCTGGTACCTCAGCTAGGCGCTCTTGCTCCAGTTGAGCCTCAGCGCGAAGGGCCTCTTGCAACTTCTGAAAGTCCAGCATCTTGCCACGTACCACCCGGTCGGCGACATCCAATGGCTGGACCCACTCTTTGAACTTGGCGTTGATGTTCTTGACGTGGTCGTTAAGCGGCTTGACTAGGAAGACCCGTTGCTCTTCTAGTTTTCTCTTGGCATTAGCTACAAACACCAACAGTCCAGTGGCGTTCCTGGCGGTGTCTTCGTTGTCAACGACAAGCTCACGAGCCGTGTCTCCCAGTCCCCCTACCTCACGTCGGATTTTTGCTACTGCCCTGGTCTCAATTGCCGTGGTCTCGATGGTAGGCATGTCTCCTCCTAGCTTAGGACTTGGAATTTGATTTCGGGGGAACTTCCCCATCTTGCCATCACGGTCTTGGCCAGACCGGATTGGATTATGGACCCCCACCAGAAGGGGGGATACCCACTGCACGCGGCTTTCACCTTGTCGCAATTGGATCTCCAATCTTCGGGGGATTGGCTACTTTCCATGAGGGTCTTGACCTCTTGTTCGTTCATGTTTTCTTCTTTCTATCTCGTGTTCTAGGATACTAGGTTCGTGAGTCACCACCCACTTGAGTAGTGCTTCCGCCATGTCTTTTCTGAACCTATCCGCTATCCACTCTTCGGGATAGTTAATGAGATTGATTAGGTCCAATGCCTCCGTGAACTTGATACCCACCATGATGATCTGCTCCCCCTCCCTAGGATCGGGTTGTTCACTTACCGATACATCCTCGGGCCACACTATTCTTCTTATTTCTTTGCGTATATTTTGGAGTCGAGCCTGTTCGCTCTGAGTAGGATATGTTTTGGCTTCCAATACGTCCTTCTCAGCGTCAAGTTTCTCCAACCTGTCGAACTCTTGGTCCATCGCATTAAGATCGGACATCCAAGAAGCAAAGTCTTCGGATAACTGACCGAGGACACTCCTATCGGTTGGGTATATGGGTGGGTAGGGAGACTCTTCGTATATTGGGTCATCGTGAACCATACCGATGATATGGGGTCTCGCTTGATGGTCATCACCAAACTGTTCCTGACTCCATCGTGTTGGTATCCGGTTCTTCTGAGTCAAGTCAACAATTTGGAACGGCTTGGGTACCGGGTTACCGTCCGATGCCTCGTGACCAGATAGTTGGCACGTATCGGACATCTCCCAGCCCATCTCTTGGTGCCTCAGCACGTCGGCGTAGTAGCTGGGCTGGTCATGGACGTGCAACAGGTGTGGTCCCGAGCGACTGACCCGGCATAGGAATGTCTTCAGTGGTGTACTCATGGCTTCTCCTTAGCGAGTCCAGAATGAGAACGGTTTGACAGGTTTGCGTCCATCAAATTGCATTATGAATCGCGTAGCTTTCTGCGGTAGGTAGGAAGAACCGAAACTTGCCAGTCCACCATGAAGAATCGTATGGTGACTTACTCTAGCTTCGGGCCATATACGACGGGCAGCCCTAGCAACAGGACATGACATGGTTCGTGGTTCTGAGCGGTCTCGTGACCACTCTCCCTGCCGGATATCCTCTTCCGTGACTGTAATCTTGGTTGCCATGATGTCTCCTAGTTCATGCTGAATCGAATCCACTCCAACAGGTGGAGGTGGTACCTCATGCACTCCTCACACTCGGCCTCACAGTCACAGCCCACGTCACAGCAGTCCTGTGGCTCATGGGCGAACCACTGAGCTACCTTCACTTTGCACCCTCGACACACCATCGGCAACTGCTTCACGATGGGCCACGTTGAGGTATATACCCCATCTGTTAGGGACCGTACCTCTTAGCCCAGTGTACCAGCCAGGCCATTCCGCCGAACACACAGGCGAGTAGGATGATGGCTGTGACTACTTCAAACATGTGTCCTAGTCCAGGTCTACTACTGGACCATCCCATGGCTTGAGGATAATCTCAGTCCCGGACTCACGGGCAGCCTTAATGCTTGGTCCGTATGTGCTAGTGATAAGCCATCCACCATGTTCATCGGGACACAGTATGGCCTCACCCCTCATGTTGACCCGGACATTGCTTCGGTCCACCGTAGTGATGACAACGTCCATGTCCATGCACGACAGTATTGGTTGTGGTCTATCTTGTGGGTGGAGGCGCGTCTCGATATACAACTCATGAGGTAGCGCTTCGTCACGGACGAGGAGGTCAAATCCTATGCCACCAACCGTGACTCCAACCGCGATAACCACCACGATACCAATGACCCACGATAGAATCTTATCGGTTGTGCTTGTCATACTCATCAATCCTCCAATGCCTTGTTGATTATCTTGTCAACGCCCATCACCAGCGGCTCCATGTTCGCCCACTTGACCCAGTCTTCGGGCACCTGCTCAACGGGCACGATGGCGCAGCACTCTTCCAGGTAGGTTTGAGAGACCGAGCCCGTAGACATTGACGTGGGTAGCCCGTCGATAGCAGCCGACCGAGCATAAGCCATGCCCGCGTAGCCCTCCCCCTCCGTGTCTACGGCTAGGTAGTCGCCGTTGGCCTCTTTGTACCAGACAATCATGTTACCTCCGACGTAGCTGTTGAGTCTACGAATGTACCGAGTGAAAGATTACCGCAGTGTGGACAACACCCTTCACTATAGGCCCATTCACTCTTGGTCAGCCGGTGCTTGCACTTGATACACCACCTGACTTGCCGGTACTTGGGTTCGGGTTGGATCATCGGTGGCGGGGCAGGTTCTCGCCAGAACTTCAGCCACCCATTCACAACCCATGCTAGAAGATAGTACAGGATGTCACCCATCAGACCCTCCGATGCTTCACGTTGCTAGATGTCTCGAACCCACAGTTCCGGCACCTGTAGTAGGTCACGTTGCCGAGCGTGCCGAGCTTGATGAGTTGGCCTCTGCATAGGTTACATACCATGTCAACTCCAGTAGACCCAGTGATTGACTCCGTTGTGCCCGTAGCTTCGGGAGTTCCACTTGTTGAGTAGCTCCAGGAACTCCAGCCTAGTCATGGCCTTGTCAGTCATAGCCTGACCACCTTGGCCCGTCTGTACATGCTTCCACTGGTAGTTCCATACGTAGGATACCATGCGTTCCCCTTCCCTAGTTCCGGTTCCGACGCTGGCTGGCCTTGCGTATGGTACGAAGGCGCTTTTCGTGGGCACGGGTGTGATGGCGTCCCGATGACCGGCTGGCACCAGTCCGTGGACCATCTCCCCGGTGTCCGAATGACTTGACCGGCGAGTGACCAGAGAACATCTCAGCAGTCTTGTAAGGTTCGGCATTCTCGACCTCGGTAACATCGATACGATGTCGAATCTCTCTGGCCGGGTGTATCGACTCAGCGGCCAGAGCATTGTAACACCGAATGACATCCGGGTTACCGTCTAGCCACGGTAAGACTGGTGCGGCTTCGTATGCCTCAGCTATGCGTTGCTTGTCCATACTTCACCTCCCGGTGGTCGATAAGCTTGTCCCCGTTTGCCTTGTGACTGGCGATGTGGGATGCTTCGTACTTAGCCTTGAGTTTGGCCGGGCAGTATGGACACTGTGTTCGGTTGTTAGCCATGTTTTACCTCTTTTTTGGGTCCGCCATACCGGGCACCTGGGAGTGCCCGAAGGCGTTTCGGCCTACGCAGAGGCGTAAACAAACCCATTGTCCGTCTCATATATGGATACGTGGTCCAGCGTTATCAGAGTATCCACGCACTCTTGGCACATTTGTTCTTTGGTGTCTTGCTCGAATTGGTCAACGTCTGTCATCGCGAATGGACCCGTGATAACGTCTACGCCCGGATCATCATCCTTTGGTTTGCTGAATCCATTCAGCATTACATTGTAGGCAAACCTGGCGATGCAGGACTCGTCTTCGAATTTGCCGGGGCCGTATGGTTGATGTGTTGTTGGCCGCATGATTCACTCCTTAATTTACGAATAGGTGACTCATGGCAGACGGGACATTTGCCGGGGTGTAAGTCCAGCCCACTTGACCGATCTTGTGCCCCTCTACGTAACGGAAGGCATAAGCGAGTTTGCCAGATAGAGTTTGGGTCTCGCCGGTGTATTCAATCTTGTCGCCCTTGAAATATTCCATGGGTTCACTCTCCTAACCTGATGGGGTACGCTAGTGGCTAAAGGTGAAGCCCTCTTGTGCGGCTCCGGAGATTAGTTCTTCCATCATGGGAGGCTCACCGTAAAATGCACCGCCTACCCAATCAGGCCAAGATTCGGGGTAGATATTCGTCTCTGTCCATTCTTGAGCTTCCCCGGATGTGGGAGCTAGCAATACTCCGGCGAGTGCCCCCTAGACTAGGCCGGTGAATAGAGCCAACAAGCTCAAGCGTAGGTCGCTACCCTTTTGAGTACACTAACAGGTGCACTTGTTAATGTCAAGCCTTGGGTGGTCCCACCACCCGTAGCAGGCACTTTGAGCACATCCCGTGACTTCCTGGGATACCAGGTGGCATACACCATGCACAGATGTACAGTATGTTAGCCATTAGGTACCTCCACGCACTTGATGTTACGCCATGGTCCCGGACCTTGCCAACGACGCACTAGACTCTGTAGGCCGCGTATGGCGTTTCGTGGATTCGACGCCTGCCTACGGTGCCGGAATATCTCGCCATTAGGTGCGATGACTTCGCATATGTACCAGCGTTTAGCCATTAGTCCACCCCTTGAGCCAGACTCCGCAGTGTACGCAACGGTCAAGGCGTATCGTGTATTGACCACAATTTGGGCAATTCATTAGCCGTTACTCCACACCGCAGGCTCTACCACCTTGACTCGCCGTGTCCGTAGAACGGGCTTGGCAAGATTCTTGTGATCGGATCGCCAGTGATAGTGACCGGCTGATTCGTAGCCATGGCCTGAAGGTTCGTCGAAGGTTTTGCAAGACAGACCCTCAGCCTTATACTTAGCTTTAGCTCTCCGGGTTGCCAGTATTTCTCTGGTATCCCGTTGATCGAGCCATCGCTTAGAGCTTGGGCTCTTGTGTGAAGCCATTCTGACTCCGAGCGTAAGACGCTACCTATAGATTTGATTATCGTGTAGGGGATGACTTAGTAAGTACGCTAAGTACCCCGATTCACCTCACCTACACGATAGCCGATGGGTTGCTTGCCGTCGCTAGGACCGCTATTCGCCACCCGGTGGCCTCTTGGGGTATGTACCTTAATGATTCGTGAGCTTTGCACCGTCTGTGCCGTTAGGCTTGGGTGCTAGTGGCTCACTTGTCATTGTGGATACTCTACCAGACTCGATTGTTAAATGTAACCCCTAAATCCGATGTAGGCCGTTGTGCGGGATGAACTCGTACTGGCGACTGCCGTCTATTGATTCTAGGGTATAGATGTCTGGCAAGCCGTCATACTCCGCACGGTGTGAAAGCACCCGGAGGGATAGAAATCCCACCTTGACAATCGCACCAATCGACCAATCCTGTTTGGTCCGTGTGATAGCCATGTTTTACCTCAGTTTCGCCCGTTGCCTGGGCTCATCAGCACCCAATTAAGGGTGGACTGCGGTTTAGACTATGTCGTATATGCGCCTGAAGCGATTAGAATCCTCTGTTTCCGAAATCTCGCCCGTGGATACGAGGGTATCGATTGCGGCCTGACGTTCCGCTAGATTCAGATTGGTTTGCTCACGTAGGTGATTACGGATGGCTGATGCGCCAATTGGCCCGTAAGCCCTAATGAATGACTTAGCGATGTCCATTTGATAACCTCACTTATTCGATTTCGTATAACTCTACACCCCTGGACGGCAGTGTAATAGGGTGCTAGCACCTTGGATGTTAACGAAGGGATATGGTAGACTCGCGCCCGGTTCCGATGTACGGTCCGGTGGGGCTTGAAGTTAAGGCGATGACGTGGTAGTGCGGTAGCATAACGAGATGTTAAGTGCAAGCGATAGGGCTAATAGTTGGAGTGGCGTGGATAGTTCGGATAGGACGTTATATATGGATGGGTCGAATAGTTAGAGTGACTCGAAGTACTTTAGGCACCGATAGGGACTGGTTTTATCAGTCAGAAGAGCGGAGAATCCACACAAATCCCCGCAATCCATGGTTTCGTAGGCGAGTATCAGCATGGCTACGCTCTGCATTGAGGTACATACCTCAGTATCGATGGACCTATGCCTCTACAGCTAGAGGTCGGGACTTAGGCACGGATATAGTACGGGCAGTACGGATAGTTAGAGCCACTCGAATGGTTGTGCACACAACTATGATGGGGGGGTATTGGACCTTCGAGCCTGTAGTAGTGAAATGGTATATCAGACGATGAGATTTTTTTTACTGAAATCTGAAAGAGGAGTTACTTGTGAGGATGGGAATGACATTTCATCCCCGTGAGGCAACGCCAACAGCCACAGTTATGACGCATTAGAAGAGACTGAACGCCTGGCCGATAGTTCTCTCAGCGCTGGTAGACACGGGGGCACTCTCGGCCTCTCTTCGCCGACGCAACCGATTCACCACGCGCTGCAACTGGGCACTCTCACTAGAGTTCAATTGCTGCAATCCGCCTTTTATGGTGAACTGCTGACTGGGCACATTAGGACCGGGGAAGGCGCCACCACGCGCTGCATCCCTCGACACCTGTGATGCCGGGGTCTGCAACTGATTAAGCGTAAGGGGGTCTTCATTGTGGAATGGCATACTCCTATATTAACACACCTACCGATAATACGTCAAATATTGACATCCTATATGTTAAGGTATAAACTTCAAGTATGCCAAATGAACGCCGTGTACTAGCCGTACCGTCAACCGAAGACCCTTCATCTTCACTCAATCACCGCCAGAAGCTCGCTGACGAGTACCTTGAAAAAGCTCTCACTGTAATCAAGGCGACTATGGAAGGTCTCGACGAGAAGCTGGCCTACAACGCCGCTATCTGGGTGGCTGAGATGGTGATGGGTAAGCCCAAGCAAGCCATTGAGCAAACGGGTGGTGTCGAAGCAGAGATGGCCCGCCTACTTGCCTCAGCCTATGCACAACATCTTCAGTCCCAAGTGGCTCTTCCTCCTGCCGTCGAGGATGGGGTCTACGTCCTTGGTGACACTCCTATTGACACGAATAGTCCTGATACTCCTGAACCAAATGATAGAATCATCGAGATGGTTGAGAAGCGCCCACGCAAGACCTTTGACTGGGACGAACTACCCGAATGATAGTTCCTCCCGAGTATATCGACGAGTATGCCAAGTGCGCCGCTGACAAGTGGCACTTCATCTCGAACTACGCTCAAATCAGTGACCCGTCTGAAGGAATCATTTCTCTGGCGCCATGGCTTCATCTTCAGCAACTCACCCAAATTATAGACGCGAATGACCGAGTCATCATCCTCAAGGCCCGGCAAATAGGTATCACCTGGTTAGTCTGCGCCATCGCTCTTTGGTACGTCACATTTAAGCACTCTTCCAACGTCCTAATGTTTTCCCGTCGTGAGACTGAATCCATCGGTATGAAGAACCGTGTGGTATTTATGCACGGTCTACTCCCCGAATGGCTCCAAATTCCTTTCGACAAGAACAACGACCAGTTGGTCAACTTCCCGCTAATGAACTCGAAGATTCAATCCTTCCCCGCCACAGAGGGTTCGGGTCGAATGGAGAACGCCTCCATCGTCTTCCTGGACGAGTGGGCCTTCCAGCAGTATGCTGAGGTCAACTTCACAGCCATTCTCCCCGTAGTAGAACACGGCAAGCTAGTCGGCCTCTCTACGGCCAACGGAAAGAATAATACCTTCCATCGTATTTGGATTGAGGCAAAGAAGAAGCTCAACAGTTTCATCCCGGTCTTCATTCCCTACACGGTCCGTCCAGGCCGCGACGAGGCGTGGCACAAGAAACAAGAATCCGATATGGCTGCGTACATGGCCTGGCAAGAGTATCCGCTCAAGGAGGCTGATGCCTTCCTCGTAGCTGGTACCTGTATGTTCGCGGTCCAGATGCTTCACGAGATGCCCGTCTGCTCCCCCTCCCGGCAACTGGGGCCTGCTGAGATATGGGTAGAATACGACCCTGAGCACACCTACGTGGCCGGTATCGACACAGCACTAGGCATCGCTGGTCGGGACTACTCCGTTCTTCAAATCATCGACGTGACACTAGGATGTCAGGCTGCCAAGATTCATACTCAGATACCCATCGAACAGTTCTCCGATGAGGCTCTAAAGCTCCTTTCCATGTACAACTTCCCGATGACTAACATTGAGGAGCAACCGCAGGGGCGCTTGGTAGTCAAGGTTCTTACCGATGGTACGGACCTACTAGGACGGCATCCTAAGCACCGTATCTACCATCGGAGCAAAAACATACCCTGTTGGCACACTACCCACGATAACCGCCAGGAATTGCTCTCAGGGCTTGAACAGGCCATACGTACAGGAGCACTCTCCCTCTTCTCTGAGTCAACGATCAATGAGATGCTAGGATTTGGTTACAACGAGGAGGAAAATAAGTTTGAGGGTCTATCCGGTAACGACGATGAGGTAATGTCCCTTGCCCTTGCCTGGCACATGTCGGTGAATCAACCTGCCCCAATAGGAGACCTTACTCCCAAGTCCTACGTTGACGGAAAAGCCCATAGGGAGGGGGAGCCGGTTATCCACATTGACTGGGGCAAGAGTAATCCGTTTGAAGGGACGAAAACAATTATTTGCTGGACGTGTGAGGATATCCCCGAAGAGAGAGCTAAATGCCGGACATGTCGTGGCAGAGGAAAGGTGTTGGTCTATGCATCCTGAAGAACTACTTCTAGCAGCATTCTGGAAGTGCATATGTAGTGACCTAGCCGGAAGAGGCTGTACACTAGATAGCCGTCCGTATGCACAACGTAGACTTTCATACGCTGAACGTGTTACACTTGAACGTGTACAACTCCAAGATGAAGCACGTCAGTTTATAGACAGTCCCGATTTCCAATGGTGGGCGGACCAGAGTGGTCTCGACTCAATTCTTCTAAGGACAAAGTTGTATGGCTATTAATCTATCTAATATCAAAGAGGTCAAAGAACTCAAGAATGACATGGTTAGCTTCTATGGTCAACTCCATACAGCTATGCTTGAGGACGAGAACTTCCACGACTTGAATATTGAACATCTCCTTGCTCTTCCCCAGAAGTTTGCCAATCAGGGCGTTGTTCTCCCTACAGCCAGAGAAGTCGTTGAGACAGCAGTTGACCACATCTCGCCCACCAATCGTCGGATTGATGTACCCCGGCGCTCGGGTAGTCGAGGAGCCGCCGAACAATCTAAACTCCTGCGTCGGTTCTATGGTGCTCTTCTCACTTTCCTGGAACAAGGACCACCTGTATCTCCCTATCGTGAGATTACCAAGCATCTCTCTGTGTGGGGTATCAGTACGGCTAAGTTCGTATACGACGAGAACAAGTGGAAGGACGAACCCCCGCCCGGCTCAAGCCAAAGTTTGCGAGAGGACTGGCGAAACTTTCAGGCTACTACGATGCCGTTCACTCTTCAGATACTTCATCCTAGTGAAGTCCTTTTCGACCCATGGCATGACCCGCCTGAGTGGGCCATCCAGGTATCTAAAAAGATGGTAGGAGAACTCGAAAGTACTTACCCTGAGTGGGGAAATCCTCGAAATCTCAAGAAGACTACCAAAGTTGACATGTTTGAGTTCTGGAGCGACCTTCAACGTTCCGTCATTATTGGGGGCCAACCTGGACTCGGTGACGAAATCGTAGAGCATGGTTGGGGTACCCATCCGTTTATCATCGGTAGCTCCGGTCTTGGTATCGATGGGTCAGAGCATCAGCCCGAGAAACGGTTCGTAGGTCTACTTCGCTATCTCAAGGGTATACTTCTCTCCGAGTCACGGAACTACTCTATCGCGGATATCGTAATGAAAACTGGTGCCTGGCCCGTTCGTATGCTGGAGGGGGAACGAGCCAATGAAGTACCCGCTCTAACTCTCGAGTTTGGTACACTACAACCTATGCCTCCTGGTGTTAAGGTTGTCGATATAAATCCTTCACTTCCTCCTTCGGAAGTATTCCAACATCTCTCGCTGGCTAACAATATTATCTCAGCCGCCGCCGCTCCTCGTGTGGTTCGAGGCGGTCAGAACCCCGGTACCCGAGCCGGGTTCCAACAGCAACTCGCTATTGGTGAGGCCCGTCTCCGGTACGCTCCCCTAGCTGAAGCCACTGAACGAATGATGACCATGATGTGTGTGAAGGCCGGAATCTATATGGAGAAGATTGTTCCCGGTCCTGTCTCCCTTGGCCCCGGCGCCACCCAGGAAGAATTCAAGTCTATCAAAGGCAGTAACTTTGGTGGTCACCACTCAGTCAAAGTAAAGGTCAATGTACTGGCGCCAGAAGATGAAATACGCAAGCAGCAAGGTGCAATTAACCTAGTGGCTGCGGGTCTCCAATCGCCGCAAATGGCCATTGAGACACTCTTCCCACAGGTTGACTCGAACTCGGAACTGGGCCGTATCCTAGCAGCCCGAATCATGTTTGGACCTCAACTCACGGCTCTGGTCTCAGCCGCCGTCGTCGAGAAGGTTGCTGATGAAGCTGGACTGGAAGAGGTCTTGACCCGAATGCTGGAAGAGGCGGAGGCTGAAGTACAAGGAGGGGGCCGGGCAACCCGGCAACCTCCTGCGGGTCCAGAAGGAGCCCTAACAGGTTCCCTTGAGGACCAAGGTCAACAGCGGGTTCAGGCCGGTGTGGCCGGTGCTAATGGGGAGAATCTCTAATGCCTGGATTCTTCGATGATATGGCAAAGGATATCTCCCCCATCGTTAGTGCGGCGATGAGAGAGGTTCACGAATTCCTCCGTAGTGACGGGCATGAGAACCTGATGAGACGATTCCAGCGCAAGTATGGTACACTGTCTATAGATGATATCGCTCAGATACAAACGGCTCTTGGACACGAAGACAGTGAAGAAACTCCCTGTCGTGTTTGTAAGATAATGGCAGCGAAAGAAGTCCAACTAGACCAAGAGGAATAAAATGGTAACAGCAGCGCAAACTCTTGGTACAGCCACGGGTGGTACTGGGACTGTAATCACCCGACTCCAGGTCATCGACCTCCGGGACAAAGGGGTTATTACCAAGGAACGTGCAGCCGATTGGCTGTCTATCCTGGAAAAGGGTGGAGTCCTCAACGTATCTCAAAAGATTGCTGACCAGGCCGGTTCGACGGCTTCTCTTCTCCCGGATGGTGTAACCCTTTCGGGTGACAACGAAATCGAAATTAACTTCCGGGATATATCCCGAGATGGTATCTTCGAGCTTCGTACCGCTGGTCTCATCAATAAAGAACAGACCTTTGAGTTCCTGGAGCGCCGGGACCAGACCATTTCCCGTCCCGAATCAATCGGTGGCCGGTTGCTGGATACCTTCCGTGCCGCTTTCGACCCGACTGATCCTCGTGGAACTATAGACATCGGTCCCGTACCCGTTAAGACCGGACTGGTTGCGGCTGGTGCGGGTATTGCGGCCCCTGCTGCGGCTACGGCTGGAGCGGGCACATTCCCCACAGTTGCGGCAGCGGGTGGTAGTGCGGGAGTTAGGGCGGCTGGTGGTGCTCTCACGGGGGCCGCTGGTCGATTGGCGGCGGGTGCTCGTCGGGTAGTGGGTCGTAGACCCACTAATGTCGGAACGGCTGCGCTTCTCGGTACCGGAATTGCCGGAGCCGGTCTTGCTGCGGGTGGTGCTATCAGTGAGGATACGCCCCCCGATATAACCCAACTTGGTCCTGAATCCATACCGGTCTCGCAAGGTGGGACGGCACTAGAAGCTCTAGAGACTAGTTCGTCTATTGACCCGATTAAGGCCCTAGTCGACGCCATATTAGATTCAGGTGGTACCCCTAAAGATGCGGAAGAAGAAGTTAGGACGGCCACAGGCCAAACCATACGAATCGAAACAGTTAAGGTTCGTCGGTTCAATCCCTTAACTGGAAAAATCGAAGACTTCGACCAGCATGTCACTTTTATCACAGAGAGAATCCCGGACCCAAACAACATAGGCCAGTTCATAACCGTCGAGCGGGATGTGTCTTCGGTCATTCCCCGCTTGAATCAGGCTCAATTTGAACTTGAGCAATCCCAGGTTACAGAACAGCGTCAACGGGAGACCACTACCGAGGCTACCGAGCGTAGTCGACAGCAAAACATACGGTCAGGGCAAGCTAGGGTAGCCCAAGAACGAGAGGAACGCCGACAGTTTGAGGCCACCAGAACTTTTGAGGAAGGGCAACGTCAGTTTGCTTCTCAGCAACAGTCTCAACTCCTACAGTTGCTTCCTCAGTTGTTGAGCAATCCCAGGTCGTTCAATTTACTTCGTCTACTGGGAGGAAAAGCGCTGAATCTACCTGGACAACTAGGCGCTTTATTCGGTCTTGAACCTGGGCAAGGATTTAGTTTGGGGGATTCGGGCCAACCGGGTGCTATTACGGGTGGTCAGGGTGCCCCTCTAGGTCCGGGTGGTCCTGCGGAAGCTGAGTTGACTGGTACTCCCCGTAGTATAACCGGGGAAGCTAGTGGTTTCTCGGGAGATGTTCCCACTCTTCTAGGACAAATTACTCCCGGAACATTTCGTCAATTCAGTCCTGAGCAGAGGGGTGTCGGAGAAGCTGTTCTGATAGCCAGTGGTACCACCCTTGAGGAAGAACAACGTAAAGCTCGGCAGTCTCAACTACCAGGTGGTTCACTCAGAGGACGTTAATGCGAGACCCAATAATTGAAGACATAGCCCAGAAATTTGCCCAAGGCTACGACGTACTAGAACTGCCCGAGGACCGCGAAAAAGCTAAGAGGCTCTTCGCGGAGCAAATCGGGCAGCGTCGTAGTGAACTAAATTCCTTCGAGGTTCTTCTACGCACGGGTGACATCATTGGGGAAGACATGACTTCTTTCCTCAATCAGACACCCACGATAGACCCTATATCCCGCGAACAAGCTATTGCTCAGGTAGAGGATGCCAAGAAGGGTGTACCCTGGTATCGTCGTGGTCTAGCTAAGGCAGCGGCAGGTGCGGAGTGGTGGCAAGAGAACGTATCTCAACCCTCGGCTGCTATTGCTATTGCGGGAGCCGCCAAAGTTATTCCCGGACAAAATTCCTTTGATACCCGCTTGGAAAAAGCTCGTCAACGCATAACTGCCGGAAAAAGCATCGAAGACAAATCTAATCGGATTCGGGATTACATAGAGGCGGCTACTGAGGCTTACCGCGAGACGGATGCTGTATGGGGTCTCAAGGGTGCTTTGGAACTCCTGGTCGACCCTCTCAATCTAGTAGGACTAGGGATACCGGGCAAGGCCATGAAAGCTCTCCCCCTCCTGCGCCCGTTGTTATTCCCCATCCACGTCATTGACCGGACCCCCGACGTAGTAGTCCGTAAAATCATAGGAGGGGGAACCACGGTAGCTAAACAAATTCCCGGACTGAAACAACTGACGACCCCCCACTTTACTACCCAGGTCAAAGAGGTAGAGCGTCGTGTTCGGGCTACCGTTGATGGGCGCTTTGGTCCGGCTCTCCTAGCTGATGGAGTGGCCAAGGATACTGCCGAAAAGTTGGGGAACCTATCGCTCTTTCCTGAGGATGGGTCTCCCTACTCCCTTCGTAATGTATTCAATCACATCGAACAGACTTTCGCTGATAGTCCGAACGGTCTCGAAAAGTGGACCAAGTTCCACGATGACCTTCAGGCTTTGACTCCTGCTGATGCTTCAGCTTCTTTGTCTGGTTTCGTCTCTAGTCTTGAACTCAAGGCCATTACGAAAGGGGGACGTAAACTATCGGGTGAAGTCATAGAAGGTACCATTCGTCAACGCCGGGCCAAGACCATCGGAAGTCTGCTGGAGAAACTCGCCATTGACGAGACTGTGGCTCAAGGTGTAGCGGAAGCCATCGACGACAAAATCTTCTTACTGTGGGATAACATCTGGCTCAAGAAAGTGGAGCCTATGATAATCCGGCCATGGGCTGTTTCCGCCCTAGCCTTCACGGGATTCTTTCCTATGAACATGGTGGAAGATATTGCCGTGTCCACCCTCGGGATGGGTGGTCTGGGGAAACGAGGTTGGAATGATGCCGAGTTCAAATGGTTGACGGCTGGCTTGAACGATGTTCCCATCGACCTCTTCAATGCCGAGGTTCAGCAACGTATCCTCCTCGATACTGGACCCAACCTCTACAACAATGCTGTAGACGAACCCGGAGTCATCAAGAAGATATTCAAGAAAGCGGTTCTGTGGCCTGTCACGCTATCCTCCAAAGCAGGGTGGGCTATCCGGCGCTCGGCTCTTACCAATCGCTACTTCAAAGAGTTCGACGGTGCCCTGCGTGAGGCCGGTGCTGACATAATTCCCGAAATCAATGCCATGCGGGACTTCATGCAGACTGAAGTTCCTCAGGGCCTTGAACATCTCCGAGACGAAATAAGTATGAAGGTGTGGGCGGCTGTCAGCACTGGTAACCCACAGGTAATTCGTGACCTAAAGAAGACCATGACTTCCTCGACAATCCTGCGGAAATCCCAGATGGATATCTTGCTCAAGAATCCTGATGTACCTACCGATGTCCGTCGAGCCTTTACCGATGTCCTCAAGGATGATGTTATCACCGCAGACAACGTCGAAGAGGTTATGGCGAAGGTTCGTACTCGTCTCTTCGATTACCATAAGTTCTCGGCGGCAAGTATCCGGGACACCTTCCAAGACATATTGAGGTCTATACCTCAACGTCCCCCTCGGTCGGCGGCGGAAGCTACTGGTATGCTGAGGATGTTCCAACAAGCGTTCGATGACCTCACCCAGTTGCCCAGGGAAATAAACGCCCATGCCCGTCTCCGAGCTAAGGGACTGTCTCCTACTGAACGCTCCAAGATATTGGATGAGGGTTTTGAAACTATTGATGTGGAGATTGGAGGTGCGCGAAAAGAGCTAGAGGAAATACTGGTTAAAGCTCGTCCTGATATTGAACGTTTGATAGTCGAGAATGCTGGCACTCCACTCAAAAAGGGTGCTGCTATACAAGCTATTGACGACATCTTCGGCGGTTATCGAGGTATTAGTGAGAATCTACGAAACACCTGGACCAATTATCGTACTCAAAAAGAAGCCCTCTTCGCCGGTACTCCGAGGGAAGAACGAGGTAACTGGTTCTGGAATGAGTTAGAAGATATAGGTATTGAATCATGGTCTGCTGAGTATTCCTCTCGTGCTCAAGCCGCTACTCGTATCCGAGATGGATGGAATCAAATCTTTGATATGCTTCCCCGAGACCTAACTCCGAAAGACCGTGAGCTAGTTCGACGTGGGTTAGATTCGTCCATCAATGCCGTTGACGCGGACATTAATAAAATTCGTATGTCCATAGACGATGCTACCGCCGCACTAGACGCAAATCCTACTGGTCCTCTAGCTGACCAAAAAAGGCAAAGAATCTCTACTCTCTCTGACTCGTTAGCCGTCAACAAACGTCAGCTAAATGAGTTGGTTACCAAGATGGAGAAGTTTACTAAGGTCCGGCCTCGTAATGCCACGCCACAGGCTCTCCGCGATATCGACCGTAATCTCAAACTGATGCAAGCCAGCATACCCGAAGCTCAGTCGCACGACCTGTTTCAGCACACATCCGAAATCCTTGACGATATTGCCGAGCTACAGGCACACCGGGACGAGGTCTTTCAGTCGTTCATTCCCGCTATTCTCAAACCAGAGTGGGAGTCACTTAAGGCCCAGCGTCTCAATCTAGTTCGCCTCGCTGCCGAAGAGCCCACTACCTTGGGACAACAGTCTATTAAACGTCAACAGACTCAGCTTACTACCAAGATAAAACGCTTCCGTGACCGTATCGAACGAGGCGAGGCTGCTCAAGAGGTCGAGAATGTTACCGGTATAACTCGTCGGTCTATGACCCAGACTGCCGAGAGACTTATTGATGAGGGAGGAGCCCCCACTACCATCGAAGAGATGATTGAGCGTGTCGAAGCCCTAGCCGACGCTGGGGATGAAGCGGCACTATCTTTCCGTAATAACTTGGAGAAGGGTACCACCACATTCGCCGAGCCCGACATTGTCGCTGCCATTGAGACTCAGCCTGTCATTCATCCAAAACGTCCCCTTACCAAGGCGAACTCGGAGACCATCCTGGAACGCACTCTAGCGGAGGGTGGGTCCATAACCAGTCTTACCGGCCAAGACGCTAAGGTACTAGCCGCTGAGGGTAAAATCGGACGTTACCTAGTCGGGGCCTTCCCGGACCTGGAGGTACGTATCCCCCTCTCTGAAGCCAGTTCGGATTTAATCAGGCAGTTCACCCAAGAGCATGTCGAGCTTCTTCGTAAACGCAACCACTACGTGGGAACTTTCGTGGATGAAGAAGCATTGGTCCTAGACGTGTCGGTGTCGGTTGAGGAACGTAACTCAGCCATGAGGCTGTCGAAACTCAAGAACCAGGATTCCATCTTTGATGCCGTATCAGGAGAGGTACTTCCCACCGAGGAAATTGCCACTCCCTTTGTTGCGGGACGACAGCAAGTCTATGAAGAGCTATACTCCCGTGTGGTCCAAATCAGTGAGGCTCCTATCCTGTCTCCTGATAAGCTGGATATTCTACTCCAGGCTAAGACTAATGACCTTCTTCCGACACCGATTCTGAATGAACTTATTGAGGAAGGTCTCATCGAACCTATCACACGTCTGAAGAACGGTAAGCGTCGGGTCAAAGTGACTGAATCTGGGGAGGATGCTCTTCAAACTCGCTCTCCTGACCGTGACATCGACGGCCTAACAGCCGATATGCCTCCCGTAGTACGCGAGTTGGACACCGTTGTCGAAACCCAGATGGCTACAGTAGAAGGAATGGCCGACGACATGGTCCGGTTGTGGGACAATCCCCCTCTACGTACAGACCAGGAATCCGCGTTGGGTTCTTCTTTCGACCGCATTGCCGACTATATGGACCAGCGCCCAGTTCTGAACGACGCCATCCAGGTAGCCCGTCAGGTTGGTATGAAGAGGGCTGTCACTAATTACAATCGTTGGTTCGTAAACTACGATAACCGGTCCACTCTTGACTACGTCATGCAGCGTTTCGTACCATTCTGGATGTATGAATCCCGGCGCTGGCCCCGCCTAGCCTCCCTCGCGGCGAAGCGTCCGGTACTGGCCAAAAGCATAATGCTGTCTGGGGGCGATTGGGACTACGGATATACCCCGGTTCCTGGCGGCTTTGAGTTCAACCCGATGAAGGGCACCGCCGCTGGTGCTACTCGTCGTACTCTCGCTCGGGACTTTCCTGAACTACAATCGGGTTACCGGGGAACTATTGAGCAGGGCTTCGACTGGTTCGCTCGTGGAGGCGTTTACTTCAACCCGCTAGTCACATCGGCAGTCAATCTGCTGCAAGGCGAACCCGCTGCTATCCCTCCCCCTCCCGTCAGCCTGATATTGCATGGGATGGCCGCAGCAGGTGTGTCTCTTCCCTCGGGTCTACGAGAACTAGCCTTCGACAGTCGCTATAGTCAATTCCTAATCGACCAGGTGATAGCGGACAAGTTTGGGGCGAACCCCGTTGAGACTCGTCATCTAGCTGAGAATGGTGACGAGAAAGCTATCTCCCGTCTCTATTTAGCCGAGAAAGAAGCGGCGTTACGGATGATAGCGATTAACCAGTCTAGCGTACTCCGATACCGTCCTGAGTCGAAGCGTGACTTTATCGAATCTACCAATGAGGCCATTGAACGTATCGCCGGTATTCCCCAGGATGTGATGAGGGATGCTCAGAAGTTAGGTATAACCTACTATGAGATAACAGCTATCTCTGGTCCTCAGCACCGTGCCATTCGGGAAGCCAGTACCAACTTTGATGCTTTCATAGGGGCCTCTATTGCTCTTCGTCCTCTGGAGGAACAGCGTATTCTACGTAAAATAACTGCCTTCTGGCAGGCCATCGAGACGCAACGGGAAGAGAACCTAGAGGCTCGTCAAACATTGAGTGACCGGTTTAAGCAAGGCTTTGTATCCGGCCCCGATTTTCTCGACGAGCGGTCGGCTCTTGCTAGGGAACGTGGCGCCATATTCAAGGCTGTCAGTGCTCTGCCCGAATTCATTGAGGTTCCTATTGGTCTCGAAGCACGATTGGCCCACATCAAAAAATATGGTAAACCTTCTCCCTTGGTCAGTCCTATTGACGAGGCATTGGAACAATACTATTCCATCTCGGCTGAGGACTCTATGGACCCTCGCACGGGTGACATAGACTGGGGTGAATACTTCGACAAGCGTGAGGATGTCCTCAACCAATACGATGAGCCTATTCGGTCCATCATGCAGTCTGAGATACGTCGTGCCGAAACTGAGTCAGAGCGTCTCCTCGAAGTGGCCTCTCCTCTCATGCGGGAATACTTTGGTATTCGCTCGGGGGTTATGGACGAGATTGAACAAGTTAACCCTATAGTAGCTGAGGCTTATGCGGAGTACCGGCGCCTAATGAACTTTGTACAGAGGGCTAGTACCCCACAAGAGAAGCAATTCCTTACCAATCAAGCTCGTAGTATCCTATCGACTAACCCACAACTTTCGATGGCTGAGGCCATCATTCGTCAGACACGACGCCGGATGCGGGCTGAGAATCCTGATATGGAGAGGGTCTACCAACTGTTCATAGCACGTCCAGGTAGTATTCCTCCTCCTGGTGTTCCTCAACGTCGTCGGGGAAGAACAGGCTCGTTTGGCTCATTCGGTTCGTTCGGCGCATTTGGCTCCCGTTAAGGTTTATACCTCAACCTGGGGAGACAGGATTTCTCCAGTTCTATATAATGAAGTTACATTCAAATTAGGAGGCATCATCATGGCAGAAGAAGATGGTGGAACACCTGAACCAAAGACGTTCAGCGAGGACCAGGTAGCCGAACTCGTTGCGGTTGGAAAGAAAGAAGGGGCTAGCGAGTCCTGGCGTCATTTCCAGAGCGAGGCGGATAAACAAATTTCCGCTGCCAAGAACGAGGGTTCTACCCGAGAAGCTGAACTAGCGAAGACCATCGACACCATGAAGGCCGCGCAAATCGAAACTCTCCCGGTAGAGGAACGCACGAGGGCAATGGTTGAGGAACTGTATAAGGACCGAGGGGGAGTAAAATCTTCTTCTCCGGCACCCGACAGCAAAGCGACCAACGACAGCCCTGGAGTTTCCAACGAGGAAGCCGAGAAGCAGGTTCGGGAGACCATCGGGAATCATCTGAAAGAGATGGGGCTCGACCCAAGTAAAGTGAATTGGGGTACCAGCCTAGATGGTAACGAAAACCTCAAGGCCCTCTTGGGTAGCATAGTTGACCAAGCCAAAGCTGGCCAGAGTAGTGCCGGTGATGACGCCAACAAGGACGATGACAAGTCCGGGAAGTCCGGCCAAAACAACGTAGATACCAGCCGGGGTGCCGGAACCAGCCGGGATATCACCCAAATGAAACCCATAGACCTTATGACCTCGGGCGGCAAGTGGGAGGCAATACGGGGCATGGAGGAATAGGAGTAAATCATGGCTCTGACCATAGCAGAAATGGCTGCTGGCATGAAAGACCAGGTGATGGCTGGAATCATCTTGCAATATGCCCGTGCCAGTCAACTCTTCCAGAAAATCTCCTTCGAGGCCACGGACAGTTTCACCATCAAGACCTGGCAGAACAAGTCGGTGACTGACGCGGTCTTCCGGGACATCGGAAGTCCCTATACCGAGACCAAGGACAAGTTCTCTGAACTGAACGAAGGCATCTACCTCCTGGGCGGCTCCATTGACGTTGACCGGGCGCTTCGACTCCCTGGCCAGCGGGAAATTGACGCCTGGGCTGAGAACCTTCTGTTGCAGTCCAAGCGGTACCAATACGGTTTCACCAATACCTTTATCAACGGAGACCGGGATGTCAACCCCGACCGCTTTGACGGTATCAAAAAGCGTGTTGAAGCCGCTTTTGTCGCTGGTGGCGTGGGCTTGGACCAGGTCATTGAGGCTGCGGGCCTGGACATCAGTTCCTCCAGTGCCAACCGGCAAACTTTCCTGGACCACCTAGAGACGGCAATGTACGAGGTGGACGAAGGTCAGGTAGACCTAATCCTTACCTCCAAGAAAGGAAGGTTCGCCCTTGGCCGGGTGGCACGTCGGGAAGGTCTTTTGGATACCACCAAGGACCAGTTCGATAAGACTGTTCCTCTGTTCCGGGGTATGCCCTTCGAGGAGGCCGGTACCACCGGTGACCAGACCACCCAGATTATAACCAGTACGGAGACGAACGCTGGCGCCTCGACCGGAGGCACCGCCACCAGCTTCTACTTCATACGGTTCGACAAACAGCACATCCAGGGCTGGCAGATGCACGAGCCCAGGCGCATCTACGATGACATCATCAACGACGGTGTCACCCATCGGACGGTGTTCGAGTGGCCCGTGGGTCTCTCGTCCTTCGCCATCAAGTCGGTGGTCCGGCTACGGGGAGTGGTTCCCATCTAAGGGAGATGCTCAATCGAATTCTAATGGGGGGTTTCGGCCCCCCTTTAACCTGAAGGAGGCAACACTATGCCCGGACCCAGAGATGCAGACCTGATAGTCCGTACCGGAAGCGCAAGCGACCTGACGGCTACCGAGACCAAAAGCGTTACCGTCACCGGGGGAATCTACATGACCCGGCCTTTGTGCCTAAAGGTTCTGGTTCCCTCCCAGGCGGGTACCACTCCGACCCTGAAGGTCGCGGCCAAGTTCACCACCGATGGAAAAGCCATTGAGGTAACCCATACCGAGAACCTGGATGATGCGCAAACCTACCCGTTCACATTGGTGCTCCCCCTCCCGCACACCGATGACGAGGCCCTATCGGTGGTCTTCACGGTCGGTGGGACCAGCCCTGACTTCGGCGCCGTCGAAGCCTGGTTGGAAGGGGTTGAACTGGCCAATGTCCCGGCAGCATAGTCATGCCGATAACAAAGGGACACATGCAACATGTGAAGAACCGTCTCGTTGCTATGAAGCAGAAGCGCGAGGCGGGACTTCATTCAAAACAAACCCAGTGCGAAGAAGAAACCTCTGCTGAGATAGACACTCTGTTGTCCTATGTCCAGCAGAAACTCAAGGAGGCTTAAGACCATGACCAATCCAGTTCGTGACCTATACAATGTCGTAGTAGGGACCGTTACGGCAGGTAAGCCCGTCGTTCCTGATGAGGAAGGCGGTCTCGATACCTTTAAGGCCAAAAAGGGAAGTCACTTGGGCCTACAGGTACAAAGCAACGACAAGCAAGTTCGCATCAACCACCGGAGCTATGACAATGCCACCGGTGACACCATAGGGTATACCTCCAAGCCCAATCAGACCGTTACCACCACCGGTGACGTGTACGGCGCTCAGATGCAGCCTCGTGTCCAAGCGGCTGTTGGCGCTAATCGTCTGGTGGGCTATCAAGCCGCTCCCATTATCAAGGGAAGCTCCGGGGTTTCCGGTACCATTACCAACGGTGTCCAGTGTTTCAGGGCCGAGCTTACCGACGAGGCCGGTGCCGGGAAAACCTTTAGCGATGACTTGGTCGGCTTCGATGTTCGCGGTATCGCCATGGTGAGTGGACATACCTTCGACTCCAACGTCCATACCGTGGGATTCCGTATGGCCTCGTCCGAGAACAGCAAAACCTGGGACGCCGTTCTGAAACTGTCGGGTACCCAGGGCGGGGTATGGAATGATGACCCCACCACCGAGTTGAACCTGCCTGGTGGCACCGTGAAGGGCTATATCAAAGTTATCGTCAACAACGTTAACAAGTACATCGCCCTCTACGACATCGGTAACCTAGCCGACTAAGGAGGTCCATGCTTACCAAAGAGCAACTAGCGGGAAACCTGGCCGCTCTGGAAGAGCAACTGAGTGACCTGACCAAGGACACCCACGCCGTGATTGGCGCTATCCAGAACTGCCACTACTTGATAGGTCTCTGCGATGCGGAGCCCGAAGAAGAGTCCAGCGACTCCAAGTAACCAGCACGACGGGAGGGGAAGCAGCAATGCCCTCCTCCCGTCCGAGGTATTATGGCTGACCACGACCATGACCGAGACGGGGGGAGTATCACAGGGCTTAATCATCACATCCCTCGTACTAGCGCCCAGCGTACCAAACCACAGAGTCCATCCAAGACACGTCCTCCGGTTCCAACGGATATAACTCGGAAGAGGGCCGTGGAAAAGGATAAGGCGACTAGACCCACCCGACTTCGTCGAGAATCGGAAGACCGGATTCGCAGAGAGGCTGCGAAGGGAAGATAATGTCTGAACACACTGGTGGACCTCCTGGTAATCTGGTGTTCGGACGGCGCCGCTTCATGCGTGCTCTGGCGCCACCTGATGGTACACTGGGAGTGCCCGGAGTAATCACCATCCCTGGGCGTCCTGAAGTGGACCTGAGTGGAACCTGTCTAGGACTTATCCCGTCCATCACTGTCACGGTAGCTACCGACCCTACACCATCTGCCGAACCTTCCCAATCAGTGAGTGTAGTAACAGGAGTGGTCTGATGTTCGCGCCCAGTATGCAATTGTATTATCAACTTGAGGTTCATAACATCAGGACCAGTAAACTGGTCCGGCGGACCCGGAAGTATCGTGCCCACTCTTTCCTGGTTGCCTACATACAGCACTTGCGTGGTTTCTGGAATAATGCCATTGAGTCCAATCTCATTGATACCGGCAGCGCCTCAGGTAACATTGACATCCCCGGCAACGTTCCCCTCTTTGCGGTAGCTGCTGCGGTCGGTGTTACCAATAACGGACTACGAGTCGGTACTGGAACTACTGCCGTGGCCATGACCGATGATAGTGTCGAAACCCCCGTGGCTGAGGGTACTGGGTCGGGTCAACTAACTCATGGAGCCACCACCATAAGCACACACGCGGGTGGGGCTGCGGAAGCATCATTTACGGCTGTCCGTACCTTCTCGAATAGTAGTGGAGGGACCATCACAGTTACTGAGACTGCCGTGTACTGTGCCTCCGATAACTCGGGTGGAACGGCCAAGTTCTTTGCTCTGGTTCGAGATGTGCTATCGTCCTCGGTGGCGGTCGGAGATGGTCAGGTTCTAACCGTAACCTACACCGTTAAGGTGACAACGTAATGGTAGCTTTGACGACAGTCCTAGCGCGGACTCAACTAAGCCGGGACACGGGCGACTTCTTCACGTCTGCTGCAACTTCGACAGGGAATACTACTACTTTCACGGACTCTCTCCTGGCGAACTACGATGACGATATCTTCGTCACCAAGTTCATCACCTGGTTGAAAGTTACTAGCGGCACGGATACTGGGTTATCTCGGCGTATAACGGGTAAAGTTAATGGGCTAGTCACGCACATTGCTCTTCCAAACGGTGTGGCCAGTAGTGATACTTACGAGATTCATCGTCTCGCTATCCCCGACGAAAAGGATGACGCCATAACCCATGCCCTTAACCTTCTGAATGGAACCATCCTGTTCAAGAAAGCTCAGGCTGAGTTTACTTTGGTTGCTGACCAGTTCGATTACGATGTCCCGTCTGGTTTCTATCGGGACCAGTTACGACAAGTTCATCTGGTATCAGCCGGAGACACTGAGGTCAGCCGAGAAGTATTTGACTGGGAAATTCGTGTTGACTCGGGCGGTGGAAACGACATCCACTTCTTCAGTCGACTTCAGGCTGGTGAGACCATCCGGGTCTTCGGTCATCAAGTGGTAGTCCTCGGCGACCTGGTGGATGGGGAGGGATTCGCTCTCATCCTCTCGGCTCGGGCCGCGATGCACATATACGATACGATTGTCAATCAGGCGCCTGTTGAGGACATTGCTCGATACCAACTTCTTTTGGGAAGGGCCACAGCCTTGTATGGTGAGCGTCTCACCAAGTTCGTGGAAATAGGGATTCCGGCGACCGCCCGCTCTGAAGCCTATCGAGCGGCAACCATCGGTCTTGACTTCAGTATTTAAGGTATAAACCTCAATGGTTACTGCACATAAAGACTGGGATATCAAGTTGACTCAGGGTGCCACTACCCATAAGTTCCGATTGCTTCAGCAACGGGGACAGAAGGCGTGGACCGTCTCTGAGTCTCCTCCCAACCCTCGTGTTGAGACGGAAGCGGCATCTCGGGAAGGTTTCCGGCCTGACCGGGAGCTTCCTTTCGTCATGGAAGATTGGGTATGGGGTGTGGGCCTCGAACGCTTTGGCTCTCAGGCCCTTGACCGGGGTCATCTCTTCCGGTACGCCGATGGTTTCAATATTGACACCAGTCAGGCCGGGATAATTCAGCATGGTCCTCTCGCTGAGTCTTTAGGCTCTGTCTCTGCGGGCGAAACCATCTTGGAGTTCATCCTTTTCCAGGACAAGGTCTACCTTCGTACCACCAACAAGCTATACAGCACTGATGGTGCTACCTTGACCGAAGAGAAGGACTTCGGCGCCGCAGTCACCTTGAGCATGGCGGTCTTCAACGACAAGCTATACATCGCTGTGGACACCGCCGATACCTACTGGGAATGGAATGGTTCCGCTGCAACATCAAAGACAGTTACGGATGGAGCCTCGTTGTTCTTGGCCACACAGGGTGCGTTAAACCCTATCCTAATCCGGGTTCTCAACAACAATTTCATCAGTACTGCTATCGACCCGAATGATGTTACGTCCTGGGATGCTCCCGGCGTCAAAGTAGGGGAAGGCGACACCATCAACAGCATCTTTGTCGTCTCGGGCTTCCCATTTGTAGGTACTGAATCTACCGTATATATTCTGGCCACTGATTCCGATGGAGTGTCGGTCCCTATTGAACTAGACAAGCGCTTGGCTACGCGCCGGTCTTCTACTGCCTTCTCCATCAAAGCTGAGTCGGGGTCGGATGCCTGGCTCTCCGATGGCCGGGACATCATGCGCGTAGTGGCCGAAGGATTCGAGTTGTTCGACATTCGACCTGATGGTCCCTTCCGGTCCTTTGACTCCCGGCCTGTAACAGCCGATATCAAGGGAGACCCCAAGTCCATGGCTATGGACCTGGATGCCGTATACATTCTGGCCAACCGTAGTGGAGACATCTACGTCTACAAGGGTGTCGAGTTAACCCGTGGACAGTTTGCCTGGACCCCATGGGCTAAGTATACCGGCACCAACGCGGCGGCTGCGGTCCTGAAGGTTACAGGAGACGCGGACCCCTACCTCTATGTCGGTAATACTCTGGAGGTTCTCCGATTCAAAACTGAGAATTGGACCACCTTTGCTACTACCTGGGAGTTAGAGACTCCTCAGTTCACAGCGACTCTGGAGACCTGGGACAAGATGTGGACCCTCATCGAAGCCTTCCTTGTCATTACGGGTAGTGCCAAGGCCGAGATATCCTATCGGCTGAATAACGACACAGGTTACACCGACTTCGATGATGCCACCGCTGGTAACAACGACATGACCGTCAGTGGTTTCAACCAGTTGAAGCTAGCAACGCCTATCAACGGCAAGAAGGTCCAGCTTAAAATCACAGGGACCAGGGGCGCCACGGATACGCATAAGGTGGACATGCGGTCCTTCAACCTGGAGGGCCTCCTTCGTCCTGACCGTAAGCCTATCTTTGATTTCACCATCCGGGCTCAGACATCCACGGAGATAACTTTCATCAATGCGCTACGGACGGACGTGACCCAGTTCTTTACGGTCACCGACCGCTTCGATACTGACCGGACAGTCTTCATGCTACCGGGTTTTCCCATCGAGCAAGAGCAGACCGATGAAGTCCTCAAGGAGCCCGTCCGAACTTATCGCATCGTAGCCCAGGAAGTAATCTAGGGGTAGCGCTCCCCCTCCCGTATCTGATACACTCTTAGTGAGGGATTATTATGGCTGAAGCAATACCAATAGCGGTAGGCACCAAGACCGTTGCGGTAACGGGAACTGCCGAAGAACTCACAACTCGGGATATCAATTGTACTTCGGTATTTCTACTGCCTCTGACTACCAATACTGATGTCGTTCAGTTGGTGGATTTAACCACGGAATCCCAGAAGATTACTATTCCCAGTACCGGTTTAACGATTCCTATTTCCAATCCAGCCCTCATCAAGATTGATGTCGCTGTAAATGGTGAGGGCCTAGACTGGGTGGCTGTCTAATGAACATGATTAACTCTCAAATAACTGTAGGTTCGGGTCCTCTGGGTATTCTTCGGGCGAACCTCACCCTCAACGACAACATTCTTCTTCGGCTTGGTACAGACGGCGATATTGTCTTAGTCCTAAATAGTGCCGGGTTGTCCGCTAATGAGGAACTAACCAACGTCATTGTCGGGACATCTGTCTATGCCGTAGCCATCCCCGCCAACTCTCTCATTGTTTCCAACATCACGGCGGATGGCGACATCGTATTCTTCACTAATACGGGCGGCAATAGCATCGAAGCGATGCGGATTGATGCCAGCAACCAGCAGGTATTATTTCCAGTCCTTAATGATCCGGTTACTCCTACCATTGGATTCGGTAATGGTGGGTTTGGTTTTTATGCCATTGCTGACGATATTATCGGCGTGAGCATTGCTGGCGTTAATAGATTTATTTGGGCTGGTTCTGCTTTTAATGGTGCAGTCTCATCTCCTACAGTATCTATACGAAACGAGACGGCTACTGGTACTAACCCAGTCTATGCGTTTACAAACGACTTAGATACTGGAGGCGGTTCTAATGGAGCGGACCAATACTCCCTAATCGCCGGTGCCCACGAGATGCTCCGGCTTACTGAGAGTATAGCCGTTGCCAACTATGTTGCCGCACTGTTCGATGCCGCAGATCAAGTAAGTTTAACTTCAGCCAATAGCTCTACCTGGCGGCTAATTGAAACTAAAGATGTAAACGTAGACTGGGATGGTGGTGTACTGATAACCGCCTTGGATGGCCAATCACTTTACCTGGGTCAGATTACCAATACTGCGGATCAAGGTACTGTTGTATCCCGTGCCTCTTCACTGTATTTGAAGGGTGCACCTGTAGCTGGCAGTAATATTACGCAGACGGAAAGCTGGACAGTGTATGTAGCGTCTGGTGGTGTTGCTATTGTCAGCGGTCGGTTGCTGGAATCTCAAGGTGCTGATGTAGGCTCGACCAACAACTTAGTCCTTGGGACTGATGGCAACACTTTTGAAATCACAGGCACTACGGACATCAACCTTTTATCCAACTTGGGCTGGCAGAATGGGGCTAAGGTCACTCTGATGTTTACCTCAACTGCTACAGTGAAGGATGCTCAAGCGACTTCGACCACAAACATCACAATCCTTCTTGACGGGTCCGCCGATTTTGTTCCCTCCGCAGGTGATACTCTGACTTTGAGGTTGGGTGAGATTGGTGGAACTCAAGCTTGGCGTGAGATTGGGAGGTCAGTGCTGTAATGGCTAGTAGAGGCGGGAATGTCCTGTTCGATGATGCCGGTGCTATACCTCTACCCGAGATATCAACCTCAGTTTGAACAGGATTTAATGTGGCCGCGACGAACCAAAATATTAAGGACTTCTTCGCTCTCACTGATAACAACCTGGAAATTACTAACTCAAGGTTAGTACGTCTCCAGACTTATATAGATTTCACTATCGGAGTTTCGGGGTCAAATGCTGGCCAGCTTATTGACCTCCTATTCGACCGATTAATTGAGGGAATGCTGGCGTTCGAGTTAAGCATAGCGCAAGACAACGTGGTCAAACCGACATTTTAAGGAGGAATCTATGCAAGACCTAGTCGATGAAAAAACCCCGGAAGGCTTGGCAGTTTTACCAGAAGACTTTGAAGAACTACTTAAAGCTAATCCCCAATTACAACTATCCCTAGTGAATATCGTCCAGAAGCGGTTGTTGAGGAAACAGGCTGCTGAGATAGCCCGACTCTCCGCTCTGGTTAACGTCAATGAAGAACCCGAGGTTGAAGACGAGTAGTGAACGGTGACCAGGCACAACGCCACATTGATGAGGCCACCGAGCGGGTCTTCGAGAAAGGAATTGAGAACGCCTCCCAAGCGGACCTCATGTTCTTTGGCTTCGGCTACCTGGCCCACATCATAAAAGAATCCCGGCCTCACACTTCCTCTTCATCGAAGGGAAGATGGGCCGGGATTGGTGGCATACTGGGCGCCGGTGGTGCCTGGCTAGCCGAGAACATCTTCTCCTTTATCGGCAGCTAGTCCACTATCTGATGGTTTCCCTTCCCCGGTTTGGACTGCTTTACAACCACCGCACAAGTCGTATGCTCCCGCCCTTTAGTATCGGTGAGATGAGACTTTAACCAAGCCAGTGCAAATACTTCGGCCTGCTCGGGTGTGTCCGCGATCTGTTGAGTCGTATGCTCTAGGAACGTCACCGAATATAGGTGTACCATCAGCTTTCCTCCTTCCGTACTGGCTTTCCTGCTCCCCCTCCCGCCATCCTACGCTCGTAGGCCCGACGCTCCAGAACCGCACTGTAGTGTACCTGCGCCCCGCAATCAAGGCATCTTCCATGTAAGCTGAATCCTTGCTCGTCGTGAGAACATCTTGTGTTAGGCGTGGAAGTCATGGCGATACCTCTCGGTCAATAACGTGTACGTTGTCCGGCAAGAGTCCCGCTATCCGAGGTTCCACATCGTTCCAGTCCAGACCTCCATTTCCACAGCCTGGTCGGGGTAGTACAAAGATAGCTTCGGGATTATCCAGGGCCAGGTTTCTTAGTACATAGGTTGACTCATCAATTAGGTCCATATCCGATTCCTGGGACCAGTGATGTTTGGTTGGGAATGTGAGGAACCACTGGTTGAACCAGTCAATCCATCCTACCTCATTACCATTCCACTTGAGATGTTCACCTATTGTGAACTCAATGCCGATAAATCTCTGTGTGGCTTGCTTTGCCACTCCCCGACCCATCACTGCGGCGCCGTTTCGCTTGATGAATCCATTGGTCGGGATGCAAATTACGTCGGCGGGGTATTTCCAAATATCGCCAGTCACAATTTTCATTGTGGTATAAACCTCAAAAAGTTTGATAACTAGGCCGGGGTGACCTGGAAGACCTGTGGAGGAGTGTTAGGGCCGGTCTGCCTTACCACGTCGCCAGATTTCGGGGCTCCTGGACCTTTGCTTATCTGGTAGATGGCCCAGGGAACTACAACCACTGGAACCACAAGCACCAGTAAGCTGAGGACGAATGGCACCACTACTGCCGCAATCGCGCCAATTAGCATGAGTAGGTTAATCTTCATTAAGAGAAACATTGAAGCTCCTGTTTATCCGGGATGTATAGTGGGTGCTTAGGTTCTCCCGAGTTATTAGTATCCAAGCAATACAGCAATACGCCAGTTTCTTTGAGCATCTTCACTACCTCGTCCGACCGACCGTTCAGGGCGCCGTGATTACCCCATGCACAGATAGCGTGCTGTGCCTTAAGAGCCATGGCTCGGATGTAGAAGTCGTTCGCGGGACCGACTGGGTCCACCACCCGCTTGAGATTCGTAGGGTCTGTGCTCCTCAATGCGAATAGATTGACTACGATCAGCACGCCATAGTCCCACTTACGAGCGAACTTGATGCACTTGGCTACAGTAGGGTCCGGGCCGAACTCGTCCGCCGTGGACGGGTTGAGCATGAGGAAGAGACAGATACGGGGGTTGCCCGGAATGACCTGTTTGACCCACAGGTAACGATACACGCGGTCTTCCGAGAAGAGAGTGTGGATAGACGGGTCATGCCCGTTGTAGGTGTTCATAAGAGGTTGGAGGCGCGGGAAGGGAACGAACCTTCGTCTCCACCGTCCACCGGTGGTGCTCTGCCAAATTGAGCTACCGCGCCATGGTCGGGTCTGCCGGACGCTACCCCGGTACTTCCGGCCTCCACGACCGGTGTGCACTTAACACTTTCACCCGTTAAGTAGTAGAACTAGCCGAGTCGAACGGCTCCTCAGACGTTACGGCCTGCCCATGTGCTTTCCGTTACACTAATCGTTCCATGGTAAGGGGGCCTGGAGTCGAACCAGGTGTCTCCGGCTTGATGAGGCCAGTGAGATTGCCGTTTCTCTACCCCCCAATGATACCGATGTTGATGCGATAGCAGGCCCCACCGGAAAGGCCACCGCAGGATTAGGAACTGTTCTACACCGCTGCGTCGGCCTCGGCGGTGCAGTGTGGATATTCACAGCGGACGGACCCACCGAAGCACTCGGTGTGACCCTCGGGTTGGTCCTCATGGTCCTTGCAGACCCAGCCATCCTTGCAATTGTGGTCCCTGATAAGTTCAGCAGGCATCGCATCGGTATCCATCTGGATAAAGACGGTGACGTTATCACCGGCTGGTCCACCAGGGTCATTGTCCGGGACCGGCTGGTCCGGTTGAAGAGGCATGTGTATGCCCTTACGGGCATAAGACATAACCACCTGGGAATAGGACTGGTAGTCTGGGTGGACGTACCTCTTGATGTAATCTTTGGCTAGCATGTTCATATTGGTTTGCTCCTGTTGAGGTTAAAGAGCGGGGAGGCCGGAACTGACTGTCTCATACGGTCTTAGTTCCGCCTCCCCTGTTCTCCCCCTCCATCATTTACTATACAGGATAGGTCCAGGCGTGTCAAGTTGGATACCTACAAACTGATATTCAAGTCCAAGCGCGACTCGCCGCCAGAATGTACGGGCCGGATATAAATTACCACACCACCCAGATTGGTGGGGGGCATCATGGCCGCTTCAACATAGCTACCACCTGCTCGACCGTTGCGACGGGAACCGGCCTCATATCCCTTAGCAAATCCTCCGGTAACTGCCAGTATACGACGCTTCGCAACCAATTTAGGTCGCTTGCCGAATACTGGGACTAGAGCATCAACAGGATACCCCGCCTTCCGGGAGTAGTGGCCCAGGATAAATATATCCACCGTAGGGAACCGGGACATCATACGTTCCAGCTTGTTCAGGGGTGCTGCCATAGTCATTCCTGAACCTTCCCCGTGATGACTCCATATCTGGCATTTAATACCATGCTTGTTGCCATCGTTAAACTTTAACTGGACAATCGAACAAGTCCCTAGAAAAGGAGCTTTCGTCTTCTGAGCCAGGATGGTATCGGTAGTGACTCCTCCACCAAAGTCCCAGTAGTGGTGGCCCTCTAACCACCCCAACCAACGACCCTCAGTACCTCTGACGATACTGAGGATTTCTTCTAAATGCCTTTCAGCAGCATCGGTTAGGTCATCCATTACTGAGTCGTAGAAGTCGGCGTTCTTAATCTTTCGGCGTCCACTGGGAGAGGGCATATCCACCATGTCCCCCATACTTATGAAGTATGCACCTTGTTTCATTCCCCAGTCAATGTGCCGCTTGAACTTGTCGATGTCGGCGCCGGATGCTCCAGCTTGGACATCTCCTACTGGCATCAGACGTGTTTCGTCCCATGGTAGGGTAAGGGACGGTTGAGTGTCTACGGCAATCTCATATAGTTCCAAAAGAGGGCCTCCTTGGTATACGGGGTCTCTCTATTTTACTCCTCTTCGTCATCGTCGTCAAACATCACCTCGGGGATATGCTTGATGTCACCCCACGAAGCACCAACGTGGATTTCCACCGGGTATGGTACCTCATATCGGTCATCGGCCAGAGCCTCGAAGAGGTATTTCTCGTACTCCTCAGCCAGGTGGGTGGGTACTAGATAGAGCAACTCGTCATGGACTTGACACACTAGGTACTCATTGCACCGGAGCATCGCGTCCTTGACTATCTCGGCTCCCCCTCCCTGTACCGGGAGGTTGATGCACTGATTCTCAGCATGGCCACGAAGACGCCCGCGCTCCAGATGGATACCGGGTACATACAAGGGCCGGTCCTCACCGGTCAGGACATACCCGAACTCTTCAGCGTGGGCCACCTGGAGTGCTTGCCACGGTAATACGTCGGGGTAGCGACGGTACCAGTCCTGGATAAATTCCTCGGCTTCCTCTATTTCGACTTCCATCTTAGGTGCCAGGCCGATGGCTGTGATTCCATAAGCGATTCCAAAGTTACGGACCTTGGCCCATCGTCGAGCCTTATCCATGAGGAAGGGGTCGCCTGTCTCGTACATCTTGCGGAGAATGGGCGTATTGTCCAAGGCATCCTGGTGAAGATCATCCCCACGTAGGTACGCATCCAGCATTGCCTTATCCCGAGAGATATTAGCCAAGTGACGTAACTCAAGCTGAGAGTAGTCCGCACTGATGAATGTCCACCCTTCGGGAGCTACGAATAGCTGGTACAGGGGCATCGTTTTGCTTTTTGGCACGTTCTGGAGATTCGGGTCTGAGCAAGAGAACCTCCAGGAGATGGTACCGGTCTGGTTGAAGTTAGGATGAAGACGCTCCAGTCCTAGATACTTATTGAGGTAAGTAGACTTCAGCTTATCCAGTGCCCTCCACTCAATAACAGCGTCGGTCCACTCTACCTCCTCGGGTTTTCGGTAGGCTTTTAGAATGTCCTTTCCAGTAGCCAATTGACCAGTCTTCGTAGTCTTAACACGCCCTTTACCCCGCCAGAACTTCTGGCCGATGAGCGTCTTGTCATTAGGATTCTCAATCCCATAGCGACGTAGCGTAATCTCAAGTCGGCCCATACTCTGAATGAGATTCCGGGCTGCAATCTTGACTCGGCCCTCATCGAGGGGGAGCCCTCGGTTCTCCATCTCCCACAGGACACGGGTGACCTTCTTCTCTTTCTCGTACAGCGGAATCAGGCCCCGGTGCTCAAGCTCGGGGTACCATTGCTGATGTAGTTGGTAGGACGCCCAGGCATCCAGTGAACAGCCCTCCAGGGTCTCTTGTGGACGCTGATCGAAGGTCTTGGTCTTCCGCTCCTTGACGAAGGTCTTGTCCAGATGGACTCCATTGAACGTTTCGGACAGGAACGGTAGGTTCAAGGGCTTGTATCCTAAGAGATGGGCCTCAATAATGGTGTCGTGCCAGTCATCATATTTCACACCGGCTCTAGCCAAACGGGGCACGTCGTACTTCGCATTGTGGAATACGGGCATCACCTCACGGAGGGGAAACGTTTCCAAGTCCTGGCTAGCCGTTCGCCTCTTGTTGTCCGCTATTCCAACACACCACACATCCGGCTCATTCTGAACCTCAGTGTCGAGGCCAACTATGGGTTTGGGTTTAACTAGCGACATTCCGCACCATCCTCCCAGGGTTAGATTCCCAAATTTACCATGGTGCGCCGATTATGATTCGTTGAATGGTCATTGAATTCCTTAGCAGCCCACGTCAGCGCCTTCCGGGTAGCGGCGTGGACTACGATTCGGTCACGCCCTTTGACTACCGTATCTAGCCTACCTCCCAATTCCAGCGCGGCGGCTATCTCTTCATCCGTCAGTCTCGGGTCCATGTGTCGGCCTCCGTATCTGTAGACTCTACCATCCTATCGTGAAGACCCCCTACCAATTTCCAATCGAGGTCAGGCCATAGGAGAATGAACGTACTCCACTCAATTCCGTGACTACAGCGGATGGTCCCGTGTCTCAGACAACTGGATATGTAGCACCCCGGCATGTGGTCCTGTAATCTCTGTCGTGCCACCTTCAGTTCCCCTTGCATATACGCTCGAAGAGGGTAGTCCTTGATGCTACACATCACCATTGGTCAGCCTCCATATCGGCGAACTCTGCCAATATGTCGCCATGACATGGCCGAGGAGCACACCAGCAACCAATTATCTTCCCTCGGATTCGTTTAAGTGCCAACTGAAACCACGGTTGTTTGGGTGCCCATTCACGGTACTTGGCAATAACCTCTTTCCGTGTGCCATCACGTCCAATTCTAAATGGGTTACCCATCTCAGTGCTTCGGTCAATAAGAATATCGTAGGCCTCTCGTTTGCAGTGGACAACTCGAGTTACCACTTGGTAGCCTCCACGAACTTGGGCGGCTCAATGGGGTCCGCCAACTGAGTCAGGATGGAGTGCAACGCGGTTGGTAGCATAGGGGCATCCGCCATGTGACGGAAGATACCAGCCGGGTGCAAGATGGGGATGACCCGGCCATACTTGGTATCAAAGACGCGGCCCGAGTTAATCTTGATGCCGCCCTTGATACCAAACCACTTCATAGCGAAGGCGCCGACCGCGACGATGATGTCTGGGTCAACCAGGCGCATCTCCTCAATGAGATAGCCCTGGCACGCTTCCACAGCATACGGCGGAGGCTCGTTGTCACCACCACCCTTGCCTCTCTTCCGACCAGGAAAGCACTTGATGATATTGGTCCAGTAAATAGTGCTGGAGTGAAGACCCATGATATCAAGAAGGGAAGTAAGCCACTGCCCAGCCTGTCCTATCCATGGAAGACCCTCGGAGTCCTCTTCGATTCCCCCGGCCTGACCAACAACCATGATTCGGGCGCTCCCCCTCCCGACACCAGGTATCCGGCGTCGACACTTGCGATGAAGAGGACAGTCAGTGCAGTCCCGAACATAACTAGCGAGAGTGTCGAGAGTAAGCAAGACGATTCTCCTTGGGAATTGGGATGTACCGGGTACAGGTCATGCAGTAGCCCTCGGGACCGGAGTCATACCCTTCGATGACAGTGTTTCCACTACCACAGTTCTGACATTTCCAACCACCGAAGTTCCGAAATGGCTCTTCACGAGGTCGGCCCCCATCAGGAGTTATACCTCTTAAAGAGTTGTATAGACTACCCTTACGTTGAAGGGTCTCGCCGTCCCACTGTCCCGAATCATTACTCATAGCCCGTACTCCCGTGCATATTTGTCGATGATACCCTGCGTGTCGGCATACCGGGTCAGCCGAGCTTCGATGGCAGCGGCTACGCCCTTGTCATCCTTGCCACGAGACCGGAGCCAATTCAGACAGATAGACATGACATCCACTATCTCGTTGTCAATCTTCTCGGGTGGGTGTCCAGCTTCAACATGGTCATCAATCTCATTGAACTGGATAGCGATGACGGTCTGGAAATAGATATTAGGGATGCCGTCAATGAACTCATCATGCTTACGCCACGCATCCCAGATAGGTTGCAGTGGACCAAGAACTGAGGTCTCCTGACTACCTACTAAAAATCCTTCAGAGTAAGCATCCTTGATCGCCTGTGCACGAGTTGATTTTTTAGTCTTGGGTTCCATCAGTGTCCTCCTCGGTTGAGGTATATACCTTATACCGGTTGTCGAACTCGGGGTGAGTCTTCGCGTATTCCAATAAGAACATGATACAACAGGCTGCATGAGCCATGTGCGACAATCCTGATTCGGGGTCCAAATCTTCACCCTCAGCAAATGCCATGATATGTCGAAGTGCCGCGTCGATGTAACGTTGCCAATTCACCCCACCACGCCAGTTATCTCGACCATACTTGTAGGCGCCAAAGGCCAGAACCTGGGCTGTCTCTTCAAGAGCTATCCGAGATAGTAGTCCTAAAGGAGGCTTATCAACATCAAACTTTTGTGCCTCACTCAACTAAGAGCCTCCTGGAAGTTGGATAAACCTTTCTTGCCAATACCCTGAACGACGAGGAGTTTCTTGTAGTCGGAAGGGTGCATCGCCAGCGAACAGATAGCGAAGACCGACGAGAATTCGTGAATCAATGCGGTCGCTGATGCTTCTTGCAAGTGTGGCCATATCGACATCAACCTCTGTACCCGGCTGTCTTCGGACCACCGTAATTGTGGTCGTCTCAAGGATGACGTTAACTTGCTGGGCCATCCCTGCTGTCCCCTCTCGTGTATCGCCGCCAGCATCAGCGCCGTCTCGTGTAGAGTTCCAGTTGAGAGGAAGATTATCCCGGCCATCGTAAGGGAAAGTTGGACGTTGGAATAGACCTTCTCGGAGGAGCCGTTGTGAAAGGTCGAGCGAAACCATTTGGGACCGGAACGCTTGAAGTAATCCATCCCCCCCTTCCCACCATTGGGATACACTGTCGACCATAATCCCTCCTGTATCCAGAACAGTTTACCCCGGCCCCCGAGAGACTCAATGAGTTTCATACACCGGTTCAGTTCGTCAGCGAAGTGGCCGTCGAAAATGGAGGTGTATAGGTCACCGGCCTTACGAGTCACCAGGGAGATTTCACCCTCGGCGTCGTGCAGTATGTAGTCACCCACATCAAGTTGTTGCTTGTCGACACTAAGACCCAGGTCTTTGAGGTCCGGGATGAGAGCCGCATTAGATTTCGCATTGACCTCTCGGGTATCAACTGTGATGTCAAACATTCTTGTTCCATCGGAGCCAACCCCGGACAGTGATGAAAATCATAGCACCACTGAGTAGAAGAGTACCGTAGGTTCCAACCATGAAGGCCAGGATAACCCACGGAACCTGGTTGGTCAAGCTAATTAGGCAACCCCATCGGTTCTTCAGGTTAGTCAGGAAATACATCCCAACGAGAGCCTGGATAGAGGCCCACAAAGAAATGCCCATCGTCCAGGTTAGGAGACCCAGTAAAAAGTCCATCACTCTTCGTCCTCGGCATGATACTCCAGGTAGGATTCCACTATGCCTTGACCTGTGTAATCCACGTTGCGTACCAGTTCCCGACCTCGGTCCTTGCCCTGACCTTCTCCAAGGAGTGTAGACCAAGTCCACTGGCTGTCCATTTGCTTCGCCAATAGAAAGGTGTCATGCTTATGCACGTTGTTCTTCTCACCCTCCGGGCGGCGCCCCAACGAGGCGAACATTGGCCACTTGTCCTTGTCACCCTGTCCATCCTGAAGAGGAGTCATGGTGGTGGTAGATAGGACATTGAAGTCCCCATCGAGGATAGCATGGTCCCGAACGTCACCATTGTGCATCTTTTTGATGAGAGGCCAGTCATACCGGCCTTCGAGACCCTCGAACCCTACACCCTTGGCCCGGTCCTTGGCGGCGTCTTTCCCACCGTGCTTTCGGACCACCGCTTCAGCCTCCATACGAAGAGCCAGGATTTTCTCGGTTGACCCCTCCTTGTAGACCATACGAGTGAACTCATCTTGAGCCAAGTCCCAAAGGGCGCCCAGCATATCAAAGCAGAGCCAGTCTCCAGCCTCCAGATTGGCGAAGGCGTGGTCCATCCCGGCAGTTACGTCATCCCAGGTTTTGGCGATGAAGTAGTCCATGTTATCCGGCGCTTTTCGGCCACACAATTCTTTAACTGCTTTGGCTACGCCTCGGTCCCGGTCGATGACCACTACATTGAATCCCTCTTCGAGGCCGGTCAGAGCCAACTTGACGATGCTAAGAGACTTGCCGGTACTGGGTCCACCACCAACTAAGATTACTTCCCGGTCCAACGCCAAATTTAGGTCGTCTGGCATCAGTCTTCCTCCTGCCATCCATCTTTCTTGAGTTCAGTCAAGCACTTGTCAAGGTAGGGACACATGCGACACTCCCAGTCACCCGTGCGGGTCTGGACTAAGGGCGGTTTGCCCTTGGGTTTACTGGCCTTCTCGAAGGCTGCGGTCAGTTCAACTCGACGCTCCTCCACTTCCTTACGGATGAAGTCGAGTTCTTGGTCTGTGAACTCAAGCGTCCATGCGCGGAGGTCATTCTGGAATAGAAAGAACACGAGAATATGTGCCTTGTTTACCCCAAACTCAGCACAGTAAGCGCCGGTCCGGGTAATCCAGGACTCGTTAGCCTCTAGGTTGAACTTGACCTTGGGTACGGTCTTGTCCATCTTTCCATTCGCATCCTTGGCGTAGGTCTCGTATGAGCGTCGAGTAGTCTTGAACTCCAGCACGTTGTCTTCGACCATGCGGTCGGGCGAGAAGACGACGCCGTTGATTTCTTCACCCTCATCCTCGGGACCAAAGAACCACTCCTGCATGGCGAAGCCCAGTGCGAATATCAGGATAGTCTTGGCATCGTACTGATGAGGATTTGTCCGGTTAAGGAACACACGCCGGAAGCAAGAGTAGATTTCGCTGGCGTGAAACGGACCGGTCCGAGCCTGGTTTACCAGCATCTTCTTGCCCACCTGCTTGATGGCCCAATCTGTCATTCGGGCGTTTTCATAAACCTTCACGATGTTCTTCTCCGTTCTCGGCTCGTTTAATCCAGTTGCAATTGGCGCAGAGGAGTTGGTAGGGTACTGGGTTAATCAGAACTGACCGTAATATTCCTCGTGCACCTATATCAGCATGTTCTTGGCGCCCACCACCCTCGATATGGTCTATCTGAAGGGCTCGTTCATCACCGAATCCACATCTTTTGCACTTCCCACCAAGAACCTGAAGCGCACGTCGCCGAAGTTCTCGTCGAAATTCTCGACCATAGTCACGCCGCTTTTCCCGCTCGTCACTAGATATACAAGCGTATCGGCTTCGATAACGTTGACGCCGCGCTTCGTCTCGGGCCTCGTCTGACCCGTATTTCCTCCAACCTAGTGTTCCCATAATAATTTCTGATAATTCCTCGCCGCGTCTCGCAATCTTACAACCACCGCATGTTGATTATGCGTCTTACGCGGCATCGGAGAGCCTTCGTTCCTCCGGCTTATGAGGCCGGTATGCTCGAACACTGCATCGGGTGTGGTCCCTGTCCGAGACTCTCCTAAGCTGACTACCACAGACAGCTTTCGCGTGGTAGTTTAGATGAAGGTACGGAGCCGGTCGATGCCCTGCTCTAAAGCAGTCATACTTTGGGATTGCCCGTCGTAAAAACCGAGCATTTCCTCGTACCATCCTGGATGCTCCATGACACCTTGGTCTTGGGACTGGGCCGCAGGGGGTACGACTCCCAAGAGGTGGTCCGCGATAGCATGAATTTGAGTCACGGCATGGGCTATGCGGTCGTGTATCGCATTGGCTCTCTGAGCCAGTTCTTGAGTTCCTGTGACTGTGTTTTCCATTACTGGTCTCCTTTTATTGAGGTCTGTACCTTAACAAGAGGGAGGGGAAGGCTTGGCATCTCCCCCTCCCAACACCCAGGATTAGGGCCGGACTGCTTACGTAGTCCTGGTACCGGGCTCTACGCTTTCCGCCCTCGACACCCTAAACGGGGTCGTCCTCGTCGGCCTCAACGCGGGTGTAGGTGCCTTCGTCCTCGTCAATGGTATCTTCCATCGCCGTGAGAAGAGCGCCAAGTTCACCAAACTCAGCCAGTGCTTTACGCAGTACGGCCTTTTGTTTGATGACCCGACGAATCATCTCTTGGGTAGCACCATCTTCGCCGATGGTTTTATGGATGGCCTCAACCAGTACCTCGGGGACACCGTTGCCTTCGTCGTCATCCTCCTCTGCGGGAGGTGGGTCAGACTTGGCGGGTTTCGCCGAAGCTTTGGCGCCGGATTTCTTGGCCTTGGTTTTCTTACCGCCTTCTTCGATGACTTCGACCGGAATGAAAGCCCGACCGGGGTTCATGTCCTGGCCGAATTCGTAAGTGGCTTTCTTGTACCGCATGAGAACACCGAAGAAACACGATGGGAGTGGTCCCATGTCGTGCGCCTTGGCGAACTCTATCCAGTCCGCGAACATGCGCCCGTTGGTGGAGTTCTTTTTGTTGGACTGACTCACCCAGGAGGTTAAGCGGCCCTCATCAAGGGTGACACCGTCACCAGCCTCAACGATTTCCACATCCTCGAAGTGAAGTTCGATTTGGTCACCGTATTGGCCCTCGACATCCTCATCAAGGCCGGTCATCTTGCCAATGAATTCTATAACGCTGGCTAGACCTCCCTCGGTAAAGTCGTCATCATTCCATACTGCTGGCATGTGTTCTCTCCTATTCTATTTGAATACGTCATCCTGATTTGACGTGCAGGTAACTTCCAGCTTACCACGGAGGGGGAGCATCGTCAAGCTCTTCGGCCTCGGAACTGAATGTACTCCAGTGCCCGAAGGAACAGGGAGTAAACCAGGCCAGGCTTATAACCCTGCTTGATGAGGGCGTAGTGTACGTCCTCCTGAAACGCTCGGTCGAGATGCCCACGCAGTAGTGCGTATCCCCATATCCAGGGTTGGGCTGTCTTATCGGTGAACTTCAGGGCCAGGAACCCCGGCTTGCACCAGGGAAACTTGTCCGACCGAAACACGCCACGTTGTGTGAGATGTGGCCGCTTGGGTACTCGTAGAACAGGTGATTCCGTAGGTTTCGGTAAAGGGTCTTTCTTCTTCATTCGTCCTCCACTATGATGATTTCGTTCCTAGCTATCGTCACATAGCCGAGCCATTTTAGATTCTCCAGGGCCTCCCGTATCCGCTTGACGGACATGTCGTGGGAAAACTCCCGGAAGAGGGTATCCCTGTTGACGGTATGCTCAAGCTGAATCAGTTTGAGAACCCTTCGCTCGGGTGCGTCGAAGGTGGGAGTCAATCGGTCAACGCACTCGTGGAGGTACTCACCCCAATCAATAGCTTGGGACAGGATTTCCTCACCAATTATAAGGTCTTGGTACCAGGCACCCATCACAATAGCTGCCTTCAGAATCTTCTCGGGTACTCGTTCCGCTAGGGTCCGCGTAAAGGGAGCGGACTGTTTCTGTTGCCGTGTGAAACGTTGGTAGTAATCGTCCCAAACATCACGGGCATTCTCGTCAAGACGTAGCTCACCCTCGAACTCTTGAAGCCGGTCCCAGTCAAGGTTCATCCACCTGGGCGCCCCCGGCCATGACTTCTCAGGTCGAGGGTCACCTAACACAAAGGTCATCCTATTGCCGAAACCCGCTAGCAAGTCGTTGGGACTCAGCGTAGACTGGAGCCACTCAGTGGTAGACCCAGCCACGATGGTCAGGAATGTATCGGTAACACGTATGGGGTCGTGCCTAGTGAAGGTACCAGCCGTCGGTGGGCAAGCATACAACTCAACGAGGCGACTCAGTAAGTCACTAGCATAGTCCACCTTCTTCTTCTGGGTCATCGTTGCAAGCTCATCCAATACCACTAGGGTTGAGCCCATCCCTTCACCCATGGAGATGAGTAGGCCCTGAACCGTAGTGAGTGACCGCATGGTTTGGATTTCATTTTCTCGGCCACCAAGGGCTTCCAGTGCAAGAGTAATGGCCGTGGACTTGTGAGTTAAGGCTGAGGGTCCGACCAGGCAGATGTAGTGGTTAGGGTATAGTCGAGTTGGGTAACGCAGGTATGCCTCCCGGCCAATTAGATGACCCGACAGCGCCATGAACAGTGCGTACACATAGGACGCGGGATAATTACTGGCGGGCATTAAGATACTAGCGAAGTCCTGAGCGGCGCCGAACCATCCGACACGATTGAGGTCATAGTCGAACATCACTATTCCTCCCAGGGCTCGACGCCCACTAGCCTTGCCCGTTCTACCAATTCTTCAGCCGCAGTTTCAACCCCGGCACGTAACACTCCATCTTTGTGTGGCAGTTCATGGAAATGGGTTGCTAATTCCATAATTTCTTGATAAGCCCACGTCAGTGCCTTCCGAAGCTGGGCGTCAACTACCACTTCTTCCCGTGGCTTCCAATTGGGTGAGTCACGCCAATATATTGGAAGGGCTTTCCGTTCCTTTTTAGTCAGTCTCGGATTATTGAACGCCACTTCTCGGCCTCCGCTTGAGCTATCCGGTCGGCTTCTTCGTTACCCACGTTACCGTCGTGCCCCTTCACCCACACCCACTCAATGTCCTTACCCTCGGCAGCCTTATCGAGCCGGTCCCACAGGTCCACATTGTACCGGCGTTGCCAGCCCTTGGTCATGGTTCCCACTATGTACATACTGTCCGAGTAAATGGTGATGGGAGTACCCCAACCTATAGCCTCCAGGCCCTTGATGGCAGCGGTGAGTTCCATCCGATTATTAGTGGTCTGCGCGGCTCCTCCGCTGATGAATCGGTCGACCCTCGGAGCCCGAGAATGAAGGAACACAGCCGCCCACCCACCAGGACCGGGGTTGCCCTTGCATGAACCATCAGTATAGATGGTGATGCTCACAGCCCACCTTCCGGCCCCAACCCCTGGTCCATACCAGCCGAAACTGGTACTACGCGCTTTTCCCGGTAATCGAACTCCACTTTGCGAAGGACGTAGTCACCCATGGCTTTCATGTCCTCAGCGTGATGCTTGATAGTCTGGACATCAGCCTCGTCCAGGTATCCGGCCTCAGCCCGTTTCGCCCAGACCTTCATCTCAGATATGCAGCGATCCAGCTTGCCGGTGGTCATGTCAATGGTGGTCATCATGTCTCTCATGGTATCTCCTCCTCCTGTGGCTCATCTTTCTGGAAGGCTGACTTTCTTAGGAATATGAATGTCACATCATCCATTGGGAACGTAACATCGTAACATCGGTGCTGGGGTAGAGACCAAGTGATACTAGGACCACCCAACTCACCGATGGATATGGACTGGTCTACGAACCAGGCTTGGTCCGATACCAGGAACCGTCTAACAGTCTTCAAGACCATCTCCAGGTAGTTCCGGGGACTGGAGTAGTTCAGGAGGAATTGGGTACTCTCGACTCTCGACAACTTTCCATAGTATCTGACCTTCAGGTATCATCTCTTGGAAGTCTTCTTTGAACTCCTCGTAGATGGCATCCAGTATCTCGGGCCGGATACGAGCGAGAGCGTAGAGACCCATAGTGGCACCCGAAATATTACAGAAACATTCCCAGTGCATACTTATGGCTCGACAAGCTCCAACAGCAATGACACTCCCTATCGTGTCCGCCATTCGAATGAAGTGAGCGAACTCGGGGTTCTCCAGGTAGAAGTTACCGACAAGCTCATGGTACTCTTCGAGCCGGTCAAGCAGTGCTTGGAATCTTTCGGGTGTCATGTTCTAATCCTCCATGTGGGGTATCGCGTGCCTTGGTTGGTCGAAGCGGTCAGTGATTTCAAGAACTCTAGTAAGATTGATTGAAGCCAACTCGCGCTCCAATTCTCCTGCCATCTGACGAGCAACGTAGCGGAAAAGCTGAGTATCATGTGCTGGAATGGTTCGTAGCACATGACTCGACATCGTGAACAATAACTTCAGGTCTCGTTCCTCGAAGCCAACGTATCCCTGGTAGAACTGACGAAGAATCTTTATCAGCTTTGCACGTTCTCCGTCATTTTCATTTCGGACTCGCTCGATGTCGTACTCGGCCTTTTTCTGAACGGATTTTATCTCTCGTTCGTGAGTACTACGAAGCATGAACCGATTGAATTTTCTGGTCATGTCATCTCCTAAAGCAAGTGGCCTCGTAACAATTCTCTAATGGCTGTCTTGTATGCGGCATGAGCCCTTTTGAATGTGTCTATTTTTTCAAGATAATCATCGTAGGCGTCACTGATTTTCATCGTGGCATTAGTAATCAAGTCCTCACGTCTCTTATTGCCGTGGTGCGACCAGTTGTGATGCAGCATCGCTTCCGCGTAAACGATACGGGCAGTGGTATATGCCCACCATGCTGCGGATAATTCAGTAACGCACTGGTTGGCCGTGTCAATCTTTGGGTGAGTGCCTTTGAACTTCGGGTCTGGCATGTGGTATATACCTCAATTCGGTTTCGGCTTACCCATGATTTTCTCAACCCTCTAAGTGCTCTTCTCATCTAGTATTGTCGCCAGTCTTATACGACAATATAAGATAAGAATAAAACAATCCCTGGCAGGGGCCTACGGGCATACCCCTATTATACCGAGCCTACCCAGGCGTGTCAAGCCGCCAGCGCGAACTCTTTCTCAGGCTCCCCTCGCTACTGATTCGCTTTGACAATCCCCATCGTGCCCCTTACCATCCGGGTGGAAACACCCACCCATCTCCGCATAGTTAGGACACGCCTGAGGATGTCCCAAGTCCGCCAAGGTAATGGGTTCTCCAGTGGTCACAAGACGAACCGGGTGTCGCCAGGCTGTCGCTACCTCTTCGGCCAGGGTCGTCAGGGTCTCCAACGACTGGGCGATAGATACCAGAGCATCGACCTTTGTCAATACCAATAGGTCTATCACTTAGGTATCGCTGTGCTTTCTCAGTGTACTCATTCATCTTCGGGTTCCTCCTCAGTCTCCACCGTAATCCGAATCCTCGTTGGTCCGGGCAGCGCCTCCCCCTCCCGTGGTATGACGCCCCCTAGTCTCTTGTATAGTTCCTTGGAGACGTACACGTAGGGAACATCCGACCGGCGAATGGCTTCAGTCCGGTGGACCAACGTTATCATGCGCTGTGTGCTTTTCGCGTATTCATAGGTGCCCTCGAACATGATTCCTCCAGGTAGTTTACTAAACTGGGAAAGAGGGGGTGTTCCAACACACCTACCTTCAGGTTACAAGGTCGACACAGCAGTGCCCGAACCTTACCGGTGATATGATCGTGGTCTACGACAAGCTCATAGTCCGGCTCAGTCTTACACACAGCACATACTCCATCTTGGTCAGTGTACATCCTATCGTAATCCTCGATGGTGATGCCGTATGTTCGACGAAGCATCCGGTCTTTCACTACATACGCGTTCCGAGCGTAGTAGGTCCGGGTCTTCTTCGACCGTTGCCTCTTGGGGAGTTGGTCATATCGGGCTCTTTCGTATAGTCGACGACACTCTCTACATAAGCGACGGCCATTGTCAGCCCGAATACGACCGTACTTAGAGTAGGGATGTCCTGCTGGGCAGTGGGATGGTAATACTTCAGATGTTTTCACACCTACAGTATACCATACTCTCGCTGGGTTGTCTTTGCGAACTCGTACTCACCACTAAAGGACATCAGAGGTCTTCTCCATAGGCGTCCCACTCACGCTGTTGTTCACACTCTTCATGGGCTGCCTTCCATCCCAGAATATAGGCACTTTGAGCCATCCGCATCAGGTGTAAGAAGACTTCGTCCACGACATCAAAACTTTTCTTTAGCCGTTCCACCACGTCGTCGTAGGGTGTGTTATCAGGTACGTCGAACATCAGACCCTCCACGGGCATCGGGAACAACCCCAATAGTAGTAGGTGTTAGCCACATGCCAGCGGTCATCGAACACGATGGCGGACCAGTCGTGGAATCCTAACCAGCATAGCAGTCCGTTCAACATCAGGACTGTACCGAAAGAGCTATGCTGAGAGCATCGACATACTCTTGTTGCGACATCCCGTGCAGGGCCTCGGTGATTTCGATTAGGGTCTCCATCGAGAGAGTGTATCCCTTCCGTCCGTATTTATGCAGCCGGTACAGACTGAGGATGGGATTCTTCCTGAAGTTGTTGTTCCGAATCACCCGGTTCTCGGTATCCTCCCGACCCTGTGTCGACAGTAAACCCGAGGCACCACCGGCGCCGTACATCAGAACAAACTGCTCGGTCGTGAAGGTGAAGGTCAACAACACCTCCAGCGGGGTACCCCAACTCTTGGTGCTACGCGGAGAGCTAGGTAGGATTATCTGAACCGGGAGGTCATCCTCATCACGAGCGAACCGACGTGTTCCATTGGCCTCACCATAATCGTGGTACCCCAGAGCAAACAGGGGTCGTAGGTCCAGATGGTTATTAAACATCCAGATGTCGATGTCGCTGGGGTTGGGTGCACTGGGCATCAGTGCAAACCGTGCCGCACCACCCGCTACGAACCCAATGCCCTCGAATGCTTTTACGATGGCCTCTATCTGCCGACCGTGCTCTAAGTGGCCGAAGTGAATGTCTGTGGCTGCCAGCCAGTGCGGGTTTCCGAAATCTGATAGGTGTGTCATGTCACCCTCTCGAAGCGTTCCACGACACCGAAGTATCCCGGAATGCTGAGACATCCCTCTTTGACCTGGTACTTCCCACCCCGCTTCGTAAGCCGGGGGTTGATGAACACCATGGGCGCTGCCCACTCAGGCAGGTACACCACGGCAATCTTATGGGTGCTACCGGTTGGCGGACAGACCGAGACCCTCCGTAGCCTGGGTGGTCTCAGGGAACGTTACGCCCACGTCCCGGTGATGGGGAAGCAGCCGTGCCACTCCCCGAGTCGGACGCCTGAGTCCTGGGTTGGTAACTGCGACCAGCTTCAGCACGGTCATAATACCACCCCGGCCACGATTAGTACGCCCAACCCCAGCAAAATAGTCACCCATAGGATGCGCTCTAGGTTGCAAGTCATTTCCCAGGCCCACGTACCTATCTCATGCTCGTACAGGCCACGACCCTTTCGGCCAGACTCAGTCTCCATTAACCATTCCCAGACGATCCTCATTTCTTGGCCGTCTTAGTCTTCGCTTTCTTGGTCGCTTTCTTCGCGGCGGGTTTCTTGGTGGCCAGAGCCTTGGTCTCCTCTCCAGGCAACGGGTCAACCGCAGGCTTGGTCTTCTTTTTCTTGGCCGGTGGTACTGCGTCGGTTGCTGGGTACTCCGCATCAGTCCCTTCGGGCGCTACGATGCCTGCATCCTCGTCATGTGACTGGGTAGCATCGTAGTCCTCACCCCGATACCCGTGCTCTTCGTTACCCAACCCACCGGGCAGGTCATGTTCATGGTAGGGGTAGAACTCCGAGTGTACGTGGCCGAACTTGCCAAGCTGGGCAAACAGGTCCGCGCTCATTT